ACATTACATAGACTAAATAGTGGACTTATAGCATGGTGTTACGACTTTGTTGACTTTAATTGTTAACATTCGAATTTTGATATGTCAGCAGTTTGGAGAACAATGAAAATTGCATATAATACACAGTTTCCAAGCAAAGCAAAACAGGATACATCTTATATATTAGATAGATTAGCATCAGCACAACACAACAAGTGGCTCAAGATGTTTTCAATTGATAATGAAAGTGATTCATTGTTCGACTAAGGACTTAATGATAACACTACTAATTATGGTTATATCGAATCCGGTAATGGTTTGAGAACTAACAAAGGTAAATTTCATATCAAGAGAGGACTATGGAGCGGAGAGAGATTTACTAATTATGTCAACAGTATATAGAATAAAGTATAAGTTGACATGGCAATAAATGACAATGAAGCAATCTTCGGAAAATTATTTAGAGAAGTAATCGATAAATAACATAAAGGAGATGATACAGCAGCAATAGTGCCTGGATGGATAGAAGCGGTCGCCATTAATATAGCAATGACCAATGCTGGCCATGATGGTTAAGATTCAAAAATGTTGATAGGTAATACTTATGAATTTTTACGATTATCTTATAATAGTGATAAAACCATATATGGCTATCCAAACAGAAGTTATCCAAACTTAGTGCTTACAGATTTTCAAAATGAAGAAATGGACAAAATTGATCCAAATTAATTAGTGACAGGAATAGTATAATAAATAGGAAAGTGCGTGACGAGAGGTATGCCAATAAGATTTGCAAAAATGTTAGAATAGGAATATTTAGGATATTGGTCTAATTGGCATACTAAAGATAAATTAATATAAGCAGTTAATCTTAAATGTTTAAACACATCAAAAATACGTGGAGGACATGGAGTAAGTTTATTATTAGAGGAACCAATGATATCAAAAGAGTATTATGTATAGTAAACAGTAGAATAAGAAAGAATAAATATACCATAAATACTACCCACATAAGTATACAAAGACTACAGTAGAGAAGTTTAGAAATAATCAAATATTTTAAAAACACTACCATTAGAAGAAATATTTGAGGTAACGAGAAATTAAAGACAATAAGATTTATTGACAAATTTACCTAAAGATATAGTTTATAAAATATAAATATTACATAGTAGTCAATTAATTAAGAAGAAAATTAAAAAGATTAGATTTTGTGAAGATGACTAGATGATTAAAATCAAATCACACATTTAAGGACAAGCTATCAAGGATATTAGATTTTTAGAATTAAAATATTAAGAAATGAATGTAGATTTGAGAGAACCAGATCCAATATAAGTAAAAATACAAAAATAATTATAATCATCTCATCTTAGAAATTCTGATATGTTTAAACTTGCGTTGAATACGTATAAAAGAAAAACATAATTATAGGAATATAGGATGATAAAAGAATTCATAAAAATAGAATTTGGATAAAGATAAGGAATAGCATCTTTATTATAATTAATAACTCAATTTGAAGAGAAATGGGATTATGAACTTTTTGAAAAAGTAATTTTAGGATAGATAGAAATAGATGATGTCTCATAGCAAATAATTGATTAATAAATATATGCATATGCACGACATAAATCAGCAAAATTAACAGAAAATATTGAAGGCATTTTAATGAATGAAGAAAGATATTTAATCATTACTCGATGGTATGAGTAACATTTTGTTAAATAATATAGAGAATCCTATCTATTCCACAAAATAAGACAGTGAAGATGATGAACAAACAAATAAAGGCAACACTACAGTATATATATATATAAGGTTAGTCATTATGAGTGTGAACAAGCTTAAGCTTTTCACAACACGACATGGTCAAAGACCCGGCGTTTATACTTGGAGATAAACATGAACACCCATAGCGGT